GGGGTAATCGCAGGTATGGGAGTTGGAAGTCTTATTAAAAAAAGGTTAAGTAAAACAAAAACAAAAAAATAATGGTTAAAAAGAAAAAACGTGGTTTAACTAATTAATTATGGCATCAGAAAAACCGAAAGTAAAGAAGAAGACTACAGTAAGTAGAGCAAAAAGAGGAGGAGTAACTGGAACGCTTACTACAACAAGGTCATCATCGTCAGGTAAACCTAAAAAATCTTACACTCAGCTCAAGGCAGAGGGTGGAGATGTTAGCGCAGCTAAGGCTTACAATAAGAGTTCTGAAAGCTTTAGAGCCGATGCACCTAATAAGATGCCTCTTCGTGGAGCTAAGGTAACACCAAAGACTACACCTAAGCCTAAGTTAGTTCCTAAGGTTATACCCGCTGAAAAATCAAAAACAAAGCCTACTAAAGGGCGTACCCCTGTAGGAACACCTTCGTTAAGAAAAAAGCGTGGTGGTAATAAAGTTAAGGGTGCTGTAATTAAAGTTAAGAAAGCAGTAAAAAAAATGGCAGGTAAAATTAAGTCTTCTTGTAAAGCAGGTGGAAAAGGAAAATGCGGACCTCGCTCTAGGGGAAGTAATAAAAGGACAGGATTAGGTAAGAGAAGATAATATAAAAAACAAAAACAATAATTATGATAAACAAGAAAAAAGTAACACCGAAGAAAAAAGTAACACCGAAGAAAAAAGTAACAACGAGAACGGTTGGTAATACTAAGTATACTAAAACAACGACTAAATCTAAGGGTAAAAAGACTAAGGAGATGGAAGCAAAATCTCTATCGGGATTTATGTCAGGGGCTACTTCAAGTACAACCTCAATAAAAGCTAAGTCTAAAGGCGGTAGCGAGATGTGGAAGGCTAAATATTCTGATAAACCTATGACAGCTAGCAAGAACAAAAAAGATTCTCCTAAGCCATTTAGAAGTATTAACAAGACTGTAAGAAAAGGTCTAAGAGGTAAACAAAAATAATTATTTTTGTATAAATTAAATTAAATAAAATGGAAATCAAGGTAAAGGCAGTTGATGCAATAGAGGAAAAGTCTTCTCAACAGATTGAGCAAGAGTTATTAAGTAAGCATCAAGATAAAATAGAAGGAACTGTTACGTCAGACGAGGAGACTCAGAAGGTTGTAATTGAAGATAATATACCTAACGAGGAAGCTCCGAAGGTTGAAGAAGAAATTAATACTCGTTCCTCAGAGTTAAGTGAGGAAGAAGTTCTTGAATTTATTGGAAATAGATATGGGAAAGAGATTAAGTCACTAGATGAATTTAATCAAGCTAGGGAAGAGGCTGACCCCCTTCCCGAAGATGTGTCCCAATATCTTAAATATAAGAAAGAAACAGGTCGTGGAATCAAAGACTTCTATGAATTACAGAAGGACTTTGATGAAATGACCCCTGACAAATTGCTAAGAGATTATCTTACCGCAACCGAGAAAGGGTTGGACGCTGAAGACATCACAGACTTAATGGAGGACTATTCCTTTGATGAGGAGCTTGATGACGAAAGGGACGTTAAGAAAATTAAACTAGCAAAGAAAAAGATTATTGCTAAAGCCAAAGATTATTTTGCAGAAGAACAGGAAAAGTACAAGATTCCTCTTGAGTCGAGAAGGGATGAGTTTTCTGAAAATGCAGAAGAGTTAGAGGATTATAAACAATATGTAGCTAAAGCTAAGACGGCTGAAGAAGAAGTGTCTCGTAAAAGAGATGTTTTTCTAAAAAAAACAGACAATGTGTTTAGTGAGTTCAAAGGTTTTGAATTTACGCTTGACGACAACAAAGTCTATTTTTCTCCCGGTGATGCTAATGAGTTAAAGAAAATACATTCTAACCCTCAAAACTTTATTGATAAGCATAAAGGTGAAGATGGTACTATCCGAGACGCAGAAGGTTATCACAGGTCACTAGCAATGGCAATGAACCCTGACAAGTTTGCTAATTTCTTTTATGAGCAAGGTAAGTCTGCAAATGCAGACGACCAAATGAGGAAAATGAAAAACGTTAATATGACTACTCGTAATGCTCCAGAAGCAAATTCAACAAAATCAGGATTACAAATAAAATCTATAAACTCCGACCACGGTAGAGGTTTAAAGATTAGAAACAGAAACAAATAATTTAACTTTTAAAAAAAACAAAATGAGTGTATCAAGCATACCCGGTTTTGATTTACAACCAAGTGCACAAAGAGTGCCTGTAAAATCAAACTATATTACTAACTTCGATTTCTTGAATCAGTATCTTCCTGATACTTACGAAAAGGAATTTGAACGTTACGGCAACAGAACAATCTCTTCTTTCTTAAGAATGGTTGGAGCTGAAATGCCATCTAACTCTGACCTTATAAAATGGGCAGAACAAGGAAGACTACATACTAAGTACACTAACTGTACTACAATTGTTCAAGCGGCTCCCGGACAAGATACTGCAACTTTTACAATTAACGATACGTTAAACCCTGCTTTCGTAAATGAATCTACAGGTTCTATCGCTATTCGTGTTGGACAAACTTTATTCATCTCAAGAAACGATGGTTCAGGAAGTCTTAAGGCTATTGTAACAGACGTAGATTACGCAGCTAAAACAGTTACCGTTGCATTTTATAATGCAGCAGGTATCATTAATTTAGCTGCAGCTAATGTTTTCTCTATTTTTATCTATGGTTCTGAGTTCAAAAAAGGAACTAATGGAATGGTTGGTTCTTTAGAGGCTGACGATTTTATCTTCGAAAACTCTCCTATCATCATCAAGGATAAGTATGAAGTATCAGGTTCTGATATGGCGCAAATCGGATGGGTAGAAGTAACTACTGAGAATGGAGCAAATGGATACCTATGGTATTTGAAGTCTGAGCACGAAACAAGATTACGTTTTGACGATTATCTTGAGACTGCAATGATTGAAGCAGTACCTGCAGAAGCAGCTTCAGGAGCAATTGCTACTACAGGTGATGTAGGTAACAAAGGTTCTGATGGTATCTTCTATGTTGTACAAAACAGAGGAAACGTTTGGGGAGCAGGCAATCCAACAACTCTTTCAGAGTGGGATTCAATTATCTCAAGACTTGATAAGCAAGGTGCTATTGAAGAAAACGTTGTATTTGTTGACAGAGATTTCTCTTTCGACATCGATGATATGTTATCTGCACAATCATCTACTACAGCAGGTGGAGTTTCTTACGGTCTTTTTGACAATGAGAAAGAAATGGCTCTTAACTTAGGTTTCACAGGATTCCGTAGAGGATATGACTTCTACAAGTCTGACTGGAAATACTTAAATGACCCTACTATGCGAGGTGGTTTACCAACGGCAGCAGGTTCAGGTAGAGTTAATGGACTTTTAGTTCCTGCAGGTTCTACTTCAGTGTACGACCAAATCTTAGGAAAGAATGCTAAACGTCCTTTCTTACACGTTAGATATCGTGCTTCAGAGACTGAGGACAGACGTTACAAAACTTGGATTACAGGTTCAGCAGGTGGAGCAGAAACTTCTAGCTTAGATGCTATGGAGGTTCATTTCTTATCTGAAAGAGCAGTATGTACTTTAGGTGCTAACAACTTCTTCTTATTTAACCAATAAGAGAATAACTATTAAGGGGAGGTTAATTCCTCCCCTTTTTTTTAACTTTAATTTAAATTATATTATAATGAAAAATACCAAAAAAATATTCGTAACTAAGCAGTATCGTTTAACACAAGATGTTGCTCCGCTTGCTTTTATGTTACCAACAAGAAACAGTAAGAGATTCCCTTTAATGCATTTTGATGAGGAGACAGGAACAAACCGTTCACTTCGCTATGCAAGTAACCAAAAAAGCCCGTTTGAAGATGAGCAAGATGGCAACGCTTTGTTGACTCCTATTATCTTTGAAGATGGATTTTTAAATGTTCCAAAGGAGAACCAAATACTTCAAGAATTTTTACACTATCACCCGTTAAGCAATAAATTATTTACTGAGGTTAACAAGGCTAAGGATGCTGAACAGGAGGTAGAGTATTTAATGATAGAGGCAGATGCATTAGTTGAGGCTAAGAGCCTATCTCTAGACCAATTAGAGACTATATGCCGAGTGTTATTCAATAAGGATACATCTAAGGTGTCAACCGCAGAGTTAAAGAGAGACGTGTTGATATATGCTAAGACAAACCCTCAAGACTTTTTAGAGGTTATCAATGACCCTGAATTAAAAATTATGGGAACTGTACAGCAGTTCTTTGATAACGGACTTCTTTCATTCAGAAAAAGTAACAAAGAGGTTTGGTATAGTACACCAACTAACAAAACTAAAATGCTTAATGTTCCTTATGGGCAAGATGGCTTAGACTTAGTCGTTTCATACTTTAAATCTGATGATGGACTAGAGCCTCTTAAGCACCTACAAGCACTATTAAAATAGTTGTATATTTGTAAAATAGTCACCGTCACGAAGGCGGTGTTTTTTACTAATTTTTAAAAATTTAAGATTATGAACAAGTATTTACAATTTGCAGTATCAAGTTTCGAACCGTTACAAATAGCAATCAACGGAGGTTTAACAGTAGGTATTGTGGCGGCAACGTCAATCAAATTACATTCTGCAGACTCCTCAGTAGTTTACACGATAGCAGGAACAGATTTTACTGTTGCTATGGGTGATGCAATAAACGGAGCTTTAGTTTTAGCAGCACAAACTAATTGGACGGAATCAGTTTCGACTGTTCAAATTCCAATAGGTCAAGTAGTAACTGGAGTTACTATTGCTTAATTAAAACTTAATCTTTATAGATTTATAAGAGACCTCTTCAGTAATGAAGGGGTCTTTTTATTTTAATTATCTTTGTATAAAAGAAACATAGATGATAAACTCAGTTAGGCAAACAGTAATGTCAGTACTGAATAAGAATAATTACGGATACATCTCTCCATCTGATTTTAACTTATTTGCAAAGCAGGCACAGTTAGATTTATTTGAGGATTATTTTTACTCATACAACTATCAAATAATAAAGGAGAATGCTAGGCAGTCAGGCACAGGATATGCTGATTTAGCAAAGGGTCTAGAGGAAGTTATAGACGTATTTTCAGTTACAGGTCCGCTAATGAATATTAGTACAAGTAACCTATATAACCTACCAAGCTTAACTACAACTAGCGATGATTGGTATCTACTAAACAAGATACTAGTATACACATCTCAACTAACATTAGGTACTACTACTAGTGTGGGAGCTACCAATACACTAGTCGATTCAGGAGCATCATTTATAACTGATGGAGTATCAATAGGAGACATAGCATCTACCGTTATAAGTGGAGTGGCATACAATACAATCATAACAGGCGTTACCGCAACAGTACTAACAACAAACCAAGCTATATGGACAGCGACGGGAGGTTATTGGGTATATGAGTCAGAGAAGATTAAGGAGGCAGAGAAGGTGTCACATAGTAAAATAACTATGCTACAAAATTCTTTATTAACAAAGCCAAACCTTACATACCCTGCGTATGCTCAGGAGGCTAATCTAGCGTCAATATACCCACTAACGGTAGTTAGTCAAGGTCAGGTTATATCTCAATATATTAGGTATCCATTTGCCCCTAAGTGGACATTTGTGACGTTAATGAATGGAGAGCCTACATTTGATGCAACTGCTAATGACTATCAAGACTTTGAGCTACCAATAGATGACGAGGTAGGTTTAGTTAATAAAATACTTCAATACGCAGGTATGTCAATAAGAGAAATTAGTGTTGCTCAGTTTGGTCAAGCAAACGAAGCGATGGATAACCAAGAAGAGAAATAATTATGGGATATATAAGTGAGTATCAGTACTATGAAAATGGTGGCGTAACCCCTACTGATGAAAATTGGGGTTCGTATCAATACGTTTCGTTGGAAGACATAGTAAACAACTTTATGTTGATGTACGCAGGAAACCACAGCCTTGTAAATAATGAGCAGAGGTTTAAGGTATTGTTTCACGCTAAGAGAGCGATTCAGGAGTTAAACTACGATGCGTTCAAGGAAATAAAAATACTTGAGCTTGATGTATGTAGCACACTTAGATTTGTACTTCCACCTGACTATGTTAATTGGGTAAGGGTATCTCAGTACAAAAATGGTATACTATACCCCCTTAGCGAGAATATCCAAACAAATTGGAGTAGTGCGTATTTACAAGACAATGAGTGTAGGATACTATTTGACCAAGATGGGAACGCATTAAAGCCTGAGTTCTCTAATATTGATACAGAAAGAATCTTTGGAGGAAAGCAGTCTATATATCTAAACCAAAACTCAGCGATGAATGGCGAACAGGGATGGAATGTTGACGGTAATTGGTACTTCCAACGAGACATAGGTGCTAGGTTTGGGTTAAATACAGAGACCGCAAACGCTAACCCTACCTTTAAGATTAATCCTAAGGGTGGTGTTATTAATTTTAGTTCAGGAATGTCGGGAGCGGTTTGTGTTCTTGAGTACGTTTCTGATGGAATGGAGAATGGGGACGATAGCCTAGTCACTGTAAATAAATTATTTGAGGATTTTATATACGCTTATATAGAGTTTGCTATTCTAAGTTCTAAGGTCGGAGTACAAGAGTACGTCGTAACAAGGACAAGGAAGCGTAAATCAGCACTTCTAAGGAACGCAAAGATTAGAATTAGTAATATACACCCCGGGAGATTATTAATGAATTTAAGAGGCAGGGACAAGTGGATTAAATAATATGGCGAATATAACTAGAAACTTTAGCGCAGGTAAGATGAACAAGATGGTTGATGACAGACTCATTCCTAACGGAGAGTACATCGACGCATTAAATGTTAGAATGGGTTCCTCAGAGGGGTCTGATATAGGAACGATAGAAAACTCTAAGGGTAACACACCACTAACTGTATTGTCTTACGAGGGAACTAATTTAAGTGACTCTGCTAGATGCATTGGT